CCCACTATCGCCTGACCAGCCTGAAATTCCAGAAAAACCAGAAATTCCTGAATAACCAGAAAAACCAGAAATTCCGCTATAACCTGACCAACCACTTATTCCATTTGCAATGGCAAAAATAATTGCTTGGTCATTAATAAATCCGGGTGCTGTGCCAGTACCAGCAGAAGAAACTAAAGTAACTGGAATAGTAAAATAACTGCCAACATTAGTTGGTGTTCCAGTAATTACCCAAGTTTGTGAATTTGCACTATTACTTTGATCTTGAATAACAAATTCTTCAGTTGTTGCAAGTAAAGCTAAAAATACATTAATGTCTACGCCATTTGCCGCTAAATTACTAACATTGATTTGAGTAGAAGCAACTTGTAATGCGTTATTCCAAAGCAAGTAATCAGAACCGGGATCACCGCTGTTTAAAATTGTATTAGCTTTGTAAAAGTAATAATTGCTGGATATGCCACTTGATCCAGAAAATCCAGATATGCCAGAATACCCGCTAAATCCTGATATTCCGCTATCACCAGAAAAACCAGATATACCTGAATCGCCACTATATCCGCTATAGCCGCTAATTCCAGAATCACCTGACCAGCCCGATATTCCGCTGTCGCCAGAAAAACCAGAGTATCCACTTATTCCGCTGTCACCTGAGTAGCCAGATATTCCTGAATCACCAGAGTAGCCCGATATTCCGCTATCTCCGCTAAATCCAGATATTCCAGAGTCACCGCTAAAACCAGAATATCCCGAAATTCCTGAGTCACCAGAATAGCCAGAAATACCGCTATCACCAGAAAATCCGCTAATACCACTATCGCCTGAAAATCCCGATATACCAGAATCACCAGAGTATCCAGAAATGCCCGAGTCGCCACTATAACCGCTGTATCCCGACACGCCTGAACCAGAGTAACCGCTGATACCAGAATCTCCGCTAAAACCGCTGTAACCGCTTATTCCTGAATCACCGCTAAAGCCGCTTATGCCTGAATCTCCGCTATATCCGCTTTCGCCAGAGTAGCCGCTAAATCCTGAGTAACCAGAAAAACCTACAATTTGACCAGCATTGAACCATTCAGAACCATTCCAAACCCATAGGTCACCATCAGAATCAACAATATAAGCATCGTTAACTTGATTGCCAGTTGGTGGTAAATCTGCTGGGGTAGGAACAGAACCCAATAAATTAATTGAAGTTCCTTGTTGACCACTATAGCCACTATAGCCAGAAAAACCAGAGTACCCAGAAGTGCTATCACCAGAATAGCCTGAAATTCCAGAATCTCCAGAATAACCAGAATCTCCCGAATAACCGCTAAACCCACTATAACCAGAATAACCAGAATAACCAGATGTTCCTACGCCTGAAAACTGTGTCCAAATAATGGGTGTTACATCAATTGTTCCTACTTTAGGAGCAATAACTATCCAACCTGTACCAGCATTAACAGTTCCATATTGAATAAAAGTAAAAGCACCGGGAACTTCATCCCAGATGTTCATGTCAATTGATCTTGACCATTCTGTTTCAGAAGCTACATAAATACCATTTTGAGCAGTATTTTGTTGATCTTTTACGCAAACACGATCACCAGCCACAATTTGATAGTTATCAACAATGGGTAATCCATAAAGATCAATATCCCCTTGTTCTGGAGTAGTTCCACATTGGCAAGAAGCTTTAGGGGTTAACCCTTGTGCTATTGCATCTACATACTCTTTGTTTGCTATATCAATAGGGTTTACAGGTAAGGTATCTATTTGACCTGTAACAGCAAACATATTTTGAAAAGCGGCTGAATAATAGCCATTTTCCATGCCATAAATTTGTACAAAGGCATCTGAAGAACCAGCAGTATCTAAGTTAACTGCAAAAGAACCAAAAGCCCATGCTTGGGGAATAGTGTTCTCATCACCACGAATAACTGTAAATACATCACCAGTTCTAGCTGTTACTAAAACAATTTCATTTACTAAAGCATTAATAGCACTAACCAAAGTGAGTTTAAATGCTTCATTAGCTTGTGGGTTTGGAAAGTACTGCCCTGTACCAGCCGCTACATAAATAGTTGTATCAGTAGAGCTTACTGGTAATGCAAGAGTGGTTTGCGCTTGATTGGCAAATAACAATATTGTCATGGTAAACCCTAAGTAATACTGTTAAATAATTGCGTAAGTATCGTCTGTTACACCAGTAAATTTAATTTCTGTAACTGGGAAAGTCAAAATATAATAGATTTGACCAGTAGCAGTTCCAGTAGGCGTTACTGCACCATAGTAACTTACACCATTATCCAAAGAAAATTGAATTGTTCTAGTTTCATCAGAAGAATTAAGAACAATTGTTGCTGGGTAAACTAAATTAGGAATTAATACTTCTAAAGAAGTTTCAGTAAGAGTGCCTGTAATGGGGCTACCATAGTTGTAAGTCATAATTAAAATCCTTCAGGTTTTGGATATTTAGCTTTTACTTCTAAGCATTTTTGTCGATATTTTTCTAAAGCAATTTGGTCATTTTTAACCCAAGCATCTAAAAATTCACCAACTTCTGGATAGCTATACATACGATCACGAAGGTAATCAGGCGAATCAAACCCAGTAGGAATGGACTCTTTATAGCTAGTAATACCAATTGTTTCAGCTTTTTTAGCAGAAATTTCTGTTAAATTATTAGGCTTTAAATGGTCTTGAGAGCCGTCAGCGGCAAAACCATATAACTTACCTTCATTGTCTTGATAATGTTTCATTCATAGTCCTTAATATAGTTCTGCCCAGTTATAGACACCTTGACCACTATTTAATTGGTATGTAGCACCCGGTGGGACAATAACAAAAGCACCGCCATAAGAACCGCACCCGTTAAACTGCCATTGAAACCATTGTATAAATTGTCCGTTAATATAAACTTGAATAGATGATCCAGTAGAGCAAGTAGTAGTTGCTGAAACGGCTATTGGATAGCTATAAGAATTGGTATATTGAGTATTAAAACTTCTAGAAACTATATGCCAAGTAGTTCCACCAAAACCTAATCCTTGAACAACTTGCAATTGATTTTGCACAAATGCCGTAGTTGCTATTTGAGTAGTGCTTGTACCATTGGCGGCTGTAGGGGCGGCAGGTACACCTGTTAATGTTGGGCTATAAATTGGAGCATAGTTAGCCAATTGGTTTTGAACCCAAAGCGTATTAGGAATAATTGTACTAGTGTCATTAAATGCAGGAGTTGGTACTCTAGGAGTGCCTGTAAAGGTTTGGCTGTTAATTAAAGCATAAAGCGTTAAATTGACATTTCCGTCAGTAACTACCCAAGCATCAAAAGTGGAACTATAGGAAAGGGTAATTGGATAGCCAGCACCGGGGATTTCATTACCAGTTAATGCAGAGTTGTTTCCAACTACAACAGGTTTTACACCAGTAGCAGTAGAACCAAGGGTTAGATTTAAAGTAGCAGAGCTAGTATTAGCATAAGCTGATTTAACAACAATAGACATTCCATCTGTTAAAGCTGTTAAATTGGATGGGATTGTGGCTGTTAAAGCATTGGCTGAACCTGAAGCTACAGCAAAAATATAGTATTGATTTTGTAATTGAACTGATTGGACTAAATCATCCATTACCCCAGCAGTATCATAGTTCCCAACAATATCATCAATCAAAAATGGAGTTTTAGAAGTACCTTCTTGACCACGAACAACAGTTAAAGTGTCGCCTGACCTTGAAGTACAAAGGCAAATTTCAAATACAGTAGCCGAAGTTGAGCTAACTAAAGTAACTTTAAATGCTTGCCCAGAACTGGGATTTGGAAAAAGTGCGCCAGTACCCGCCGCTACTTTAATAGTAGTTGTAGTAGCTGTAATACCAGCCGCTAAAGTGGTTTTGGCATTATTGGCATATAATTGAATAGTCAAGATTCATTTTCCTTTAAATAAGATATTGCTCTAGTTAGCAATTCAATAGAATCCTTATATAAACCTAAACCAGTATTACAAGTAAAGCACAATAAACCTCGAACTTTATTAGTTTTATGACAATGATCTACAGCTAATGGTTTATGAGATTTTCCCCATCTTGCACCTTTAACGGCATTATTTTCAGGGTTTTGACATATTTTACATACCCCATTTTGACTTTCTAAAATTTCTAAATAGTCATTGTAAGTAATACCATACTGTGCTTTTAATGTTTTATTTAAATATGTAATAGGATATTTTTCAGATTTTCTATATTTTGCACTAATTTCTTTTACACGATCTTTATTATTTTTTTGCCATTCAGCAGTACGAGCTAAATCCTTTGAAGTATTCACCTTTTTTTTAGGATTAGTTTTTTGCTGAATAGTCATATCATCCCACCAAAGCCTTTACTTCATCTTCGGAAAGACCTAATGCGGCTAGTTTAGCTAGTGCAGAAGCCTTTGCATCTTTAGTGGCTTGTTCTGCTTTTGCTTCGGCAGCTTGGAGTTCAGCTAATTTAGCTTTTGCGGCAGCTTTATCGTAGGATACTTGTTGCTCATTAGCGTCATAAGCAATATCGCCACGAATAGTTACGATGGCTGGATTAAGAACATAAATGGCTTGATGAATATTAATCATTGTGCAATTTCCATAAGAATAATTGAAGAAATTGAATTGTCGGATTGAACTCCAACTAATGAGATACTTCCACCACCATTTGATAATTGTGTTTTATAAGTTACAGAAGAAGTGGTAGCAGGAGAGTGCAAATAAGATAAAGTAGATTGAATTCCTTCTAATGCTAATGTTGAGGCTGTATATCCATAATTGTATGCAAAAGAACTAATAACAGAGCCATTTGCCAATAATTGCAAATTTAATCTATTTCCAGCATCAGCAGAAGATTTATATCCACCATTTTGATTTACTAAAACAAGAATTTTGCTTGTAGAAAATAAAGGAGTAATGGAAGCCGTTAAACCTGTATCAACAAAAGAACTTGTTGCACTTGAAACAAAAGTAGAATAAGTAGCATTAACCACTTGCAACACTTTCGATTGCGCTCCTTGAGTGCCTGACCCTATTGGAAATGTGACTCCGTTGTCACCCGATAAGATGATGCTCATAATGTTTCCTCCGCTGGTAATGGTGTATTGCCTTCAGCTACCCATGCAAGGTAGGCTTGGTAATCTGTGTTGTCAGGGTCGAATGGGATGAAAGCACCATCAGATAATCTTTGAATCATGTCTGATTTTTTAGTAATAGGGTTATTTAGTAATTTATACATTTTTTATAACTCCGCAGAAATAGAAATACGGCTTGTTCCTATGCCACCATCGTAAATATAAGAGGCTTGCCCAACAGTTAAACTTGTTCCTGCTTGTGATATCGCTGTATTGTAAATATTTGAAACAACAAATGTTGGATTTGTTGTTAATGATTGTGGCAAACAATACCAAGCCCCTGAAGCAGTAATTGTAGGAGTTGTTCTTTTTGGGACTTGGAAATAAATTAATCCTGATGTTTGAGTAGTGCTTATAATAGCATTAACACAATACGCATTATTGGCGCTTGCAGATGCTCCAAGAATTTCAAAATACCTCTGACAAAGCTGTAACTCTGTACCATACTGACGATACTCAAATCCAGTAGCACTACTTCCTACTTCTAGTTGAACACCAGTAATGTAGAAGGTTGCTCCGCTTGTTCCTACTACGGATGTTGCTCCTGTGGCTGAAGTAACAAAAGATGTTGCAGTCCATGCCCCAGCGGTTGCTGAATAACTAGAGCCAGTACCAAGGCTAAAATTAACATTGATACCTATGCCATTAGTTGTTAACCAAGTACCAGTTGTATCACCAGCAACAGTAACTGAAATAGAAGCCCAAGTATTTGCAACAGGAATTGAATAACTAAATGGATAACAACGATTTGCAGATGCGTTTTGTAATGAACCACCAAAAGTGCCTGTAAGGCTTGAATATACTTGAAATGACAAAGTTACAGTTTTAGCATTGGCCGTTCCCCAGCCTAAATCTGCTATGTTATAGCCTTCTATTTTTTGGGTAACAAGAAACTGGTCTGTTGAATTAATGCTATATGCGGAAGAAGATGTTGTGCCTAAATAATTAGTAAACCCTACTGGTGGAGTTACTGAGCCAGCATTTTGCTGTGCTGTAAATTTAGCTGATTGTGAGCCATAAGAAAGCCATCTGTCAACTGGATAAGAGCCTGAAGCAACACTAGCACCAGCATTTCTTTGGTCAATAACCATCGCACCATTAATAATGCGATTCTTCATTGCAGAGGCATTACCAGCCCCCAGTATTCCACCTTGGGTGGATGTAGTTACTGTGTCTACATTTATTGTTCCGTATGTCATTATGCTGCCCTCACTAATGCGCCAGTAAAATAACAAAATGCTGCACCCGAAATAAGAGTGTTTATTGCAAACCCGCTATTTTGATATATATAGGATTGAAGATAATCACCTGTTCCGTTTAGATATATTACTGAAGTTACTATGGATTCAGCGTAATCACTTACTAATAAAGGTGTAGTTGAGCCGTTTCTATATTGCGCTCCATTTTTTAAAATTACTATACCCATATCTCTTGTTGAGGTCGCAGGGTTAAAAGAACCATGTGCTGTAATGATGTAATATCCTGCTACGGGTGGGCAAAAAGCATAAGCTGGTACAGATAATCCATTTAGAGTTACAGTTGAACCCGTATTGTTAAATGCTCCAGCGGTATCAAACTCTTTTGTATTAATATTTAAAATAGCGCTTGTACTAACGCTTTGTGCCGCACTAGGGTAAGCACTAAACGCTGGCATATTACCGCTAACCATGATTGTCCCAGTAGCATCAGGCAATGTAGCAGTTTGGTTTGAATTGGTTACAGGAGCAGCTAAGGTCATAGACCCTGTGCCACTAGCTGAACCACTAGGTATTAATGAACTCATAATATGTCCTTAAAGTATTACCCAGCGGCTACCGCTAGGAATGGAAACTTGTACAGTAGAAAGAATTGTTATTGCGCCAACACTTTGACCATTTTTACCTGTAGACATAGTATAGTTGTTTGCAATAGTTTGTCCATTCTCATATACCACGCCATCAGCGGAAGCGGAAGCTACTGAACCCCAAGTTACATTTAACCCATCATAGATAATTCCTGTACCTGAAACAGTAGGTGGCGTTAAAAAAGCAGTTGTCCCTGCTGAAGTTTGAATAGGAACTGAGTTGGTTAAGCCGCCTTGTAAATTGGTAGCAGTTGCGGCATTTCCAGTAGTATTTTGATTCCAAATAGGTGCTGTTCCAGCCAAATTAGCAAAGGTATACCCAGTACAACTTGTTAGATTTCCTGCTGTTGGAGAACCCAAATTAGGGGTAATTAAAACTGGAGTGCGTAAAGTTAGGTCATCAATTTCAGTAAAAGTTCCGCCTAAAACAACATAACTAGAGCCTAAAACAATAGGGGTTGCGAAGTTTACATCCAGTTCTGATAAAGGAAGTGGATCAACAGCATTGGCAAAAATATACGGAACAGCCATAAAAATTTCCTTTAATTAAAAGGTATACGAAGTGTACCAACTTATAGGGTCATCTAGATTATTTTTCCATTCAATAGGAATACTGGCATCATTTAGCCAAGGAATAATCCCCGGTAATATATTGACTACATAAGTGTATTGAAAAGGTACATGAAGAACACCAGAAGCTAAAGCAGAAGCAAAAATAGAACTAATAGCATAACCCGGTATTTCAATGGTTATGACATTATCTGCACCATAAGTGACACTAATTTCAAAAGTGTTATCAATTGGAAAATCAACGCCATTAATACCAAAAAGAAATCGTTTAATTCTGCGTTTTAGCCATTGAGTTTCATACTGAAAGCCATCGCCCTTATAGAAGTTCCAAGTCAAAATACGCTTGAAAACATCATCATTTACTACATAGTAGCCAGTAGGAGCAATCTCTGTATCTTGGGAATAAGCCCTAGTATCGTATTCATAGGTGTTATATGCACCAATTGGCGAAAACTGTACAGGAGTTCCTAGGCTTGGTCTTTGCTCACCATATATGGCATAAGCTGTCCAATCTAATAAAGGAGCAGATTGCTTTGTATAAATGGGCAAATTAAGGTTATTGGTATTATCTAGATAGGTCTGAGAGGTATTGTTGTACGCAGTAAAAAAAGCTTGCAAATCCTCGCTATACGGGTCTTTTGTATATTGTTGATAAAGGTAAGCTGGGAGTACTTGGGTAAGCATATTAGCCCTGTACAACAGTAACTAGACTTGAATTAGTGGAAAAATAGCTTTCAGGGTCACCATAAATCAATAAAGTACCTGCTGTTGGCTCAGTATAAACACCATTAATTGTTACTATATAGTCAATTTTAGATACTTGACTTGGAGAAATAATGGGTTCTACTGCATTTTGAAAGGCATCTTGCAATTCATAAGTATTAATTGGTTGACCAACAGGAATACTATTAATGTAATCAACAATAGCTGGGGTTGTTAGTTGAGCTACAGCAGTTGGAGATACTAAATTGGTAGAAATAGTATTCCAAGTAATTGTTATATTAACAGTTTGAGAAGGTGGATTTACAAAAATAATGCTATAAATATCTGGATAATCATCAATAGATACAGTTATATTGCGTAAATTAGGGGTTACAACACCCCCACTTACATAAGAATGACCTACTGTAGTAACACTTAAACTAAAAGATTTTTCATCAATAACAGTAATTGTGTAGTTATTATTAAACCAAGATGGGTTTACTCCAGCTATGGTTACTACCTGACCAGTTGCATATCCATGATTTAAATCTGTAGTTACAACCCCCGGATTGGCTGTTGTAATGGCATTTACAGCTAAAGTAGAGCCTACTAAGTTTGAAATATCAAGAACGCTATTAAATATAGCATTACCTACTTGGTAAGGATCACCGCCCCCTACAATAATTTCCCATTGGTTTGTAGCTACCAAACGAATAGAAATAAGTCTAGCTTGTACTCCCAAAACTTTTTGTAATTGAGTTTTAATAAAAGTAGGTACGCCTTGAGCAGTTACCATACCAGCTTGCATTACTTGAGCTTGATAAGAAGCAATTGTTTGTGCTGTAAGACCGGGCAATCCATCATCAGGATTAGTAACAGTAAGGGTAAACCCTGCTGGTACAGAAGTAATAATTTGCGTAACAGTTCCCGCTGGAATAGCCCAAGAACCTTGAACTGTTGCTAAACAATACAAAGGCGAAGTTTGTCCAGAAGTAGCAATAATTCCACCATCCTGAACTGTATATTGGTAAGTACCATCAGATACAGTAAATCCAACAGGAATAACAAAACCAGCAAGACCTGTAAAAATAACATAAACGGAAGTATTAGAACCTTGACCTTGTTCGACACCATAGACTTGCCCCAATTGATAAAGAATTGAAGGGTTGGCAGTTGCAGGACTAATAGAGTTAACTAAGTCTACAAAAGCTTGATCTTGAATCACTACTGCGCCAGCCGCAGTTGAAGCCATATCTTCTACAAGACTGCCGGGAAGATTAGCTGTAAGACCGGGTGCTAAAGCTGTAGCCGCCGCAATTTCAGCATTTAATAGGTCTGTTGGCGAAGCTGGTATTGCTCCAGCAGTAGTTATTTGAGCCATGTAATATCCTAAGTAGCAACTGTTGTGCTAATTGTAGTGCCATTAATAAAAATTGCTTTTATATAATATGTAGGATCAATAGAAATTTGGTCTTTAATTACAGTTAATTGCGAAAAATAAGACGCGTATTGAGATTGAGTACGATTAACCGCAATATCAGGAGCAATTTGACTCATAACTGATTGTTGCGCGGGGATGCCATAGTTCCCGTAAATAGGGCTTTCGCCTTGATTTAAGCGTAAAGTTTGAGCTAAAGTAGCTAACCATACATAACTTGTATTGGTAACTTCTACCCATTGTTGGGTGTTTGGGTCTACGCCATAAGTTCTCATATTTCTACCAATACATTAGGTTGTCCAGTAATAATTATCGCCCCACATCCTGCAACAGCCCCCGTTGATAAAACAGGTACGCCTTGAGCCAAAACATTGCTACCGCCAAAAACAGGTGTTGTTCCATGCCCTCTAATTGGACAAGCATGAAAATCGCCATTTTTAGCTACAGGGACACCATTTGCAATTGAATTAGTGGTTGCGGTAATTATCGTTCCACCATGATTGCTCATAGAGCCTAAAGTAACGATTACACTCATATTCCAACAGTCTTTAATATGTTAAGGTTGCCTGAAGGTATTACTTGTGAAATATAAGATGATATTCCAGTATTTGTGGTTTGTGCTTGTGAAACAGCATTTAAAAATGTAGATGTTGAAGTAAGATTGCTTTGAAGGGTTGTATAGGCACTTGTATCGACATTTATATAGCTTGTTATGCTTGAAGCATTTATGCCATTTTGAGAAATAACAGCAGAAGGTGTAAGACTTCCATCAGTTAACCCGCCAACAATAGTATTTAAATAATCTGTTGAAGATGTTAGTAATGGGCTACTTGTTAGCGAAGTAGTCATTCCAGTAATTAAACTGGAAGTATCGCCAAAAGCACCTCCAGCACTAAAATCCGCCCCTTGAGCCATACCAATAATACTATTAAGATTTGGCACATTCCCTGTAATAGAACCTAATCCTGATAATAGATTAGAATGACTTAACATATTTGTTGCAGTTCCGCTTAAAGCGGAAATAGATTCGTTTATTCCTAAAGCGTCTGCGCTGGTAATAATTCCGCTAGTAACAAGATCATTAATCTGACTTGGTAAATCGCCACAAGCACTAATTAAAGTATCTGTAACATTGCTGATTGGGTTGCTGTAGATAGCAGAAGCACCATCCGCAATAGTGCTTTCAAATAGAGTTCCAGCGCCATCAGGAAGATTAGCTAAGTCGCCATAGGGAGCTTGACCTAGCATTACCGCTGGAGCAGATATTACCGCCAGTCCTTTTGCGTTTAAAGTGGCTATCCCTGTTGCAGAAATAGTAGCAGAAGCTACTCCACTAATATTTACAATAGGTGAGTGAATATCTAATTGTTGAGGTGTAACTTTTACATAAGAGGTATTTGTGGTGTCCCTAATGACTGCGCCATTGGGGGCGTTAATATTAACTGCATTAGGGTCTACAGACTCCCAATTTTTATTACCAATAGGAACAAATACCAACCCGCCTAAATTAGATGGTTTTCCTAGTGGTGCTTTTCCTTGCCCAAGCCCTGAAATCCCCCCTAATCGAACATCAGCGGATATACAAATACCAAAATCGCCAACTTGTACAGGTATCCGTACATAAGTCGATTCGGCAATTGGGCAAGTAACTGGCGCAAAAGTTTGATTTCCAGCTTTAATTTCAAAGTTTACTGTTACGATTGCGCCGTTTACTTCAGTTACGCGGCAAGGCAAAATCTGACCTAGCCCATTATTAGCCGTTTTAATGTTTGAATTAACAAACTCATTAATCGTTCTGGCAAAAGGTCTTTTTTGTCCGTAGCTCACGATGCTTTACCCGGTATTACACATTCAATAATCGTACACCAAGAGTTGCCGTCAGGTTGACGACTTGAACCTACATGGCGGACTGAATTAACCGAAAACTGTCCGTTAAAGCTAATATCATACCTAACTTGAGCATAACTTCCAGCAGTATTTATAACAGGTAATCCTCTAGGAAAAGACACTATAGTTCCTACATCTAAATCGGCTCTCATCACCAATTTTGCTTGGACTGTATAAGTATTGATCCAAGTAAGATTGCCAATAATATCGGTAAAATCTATTTTTACTATTTCTGGCGGAGGTGTAGTTCCGTCATAAAGTAAAAAGCCTGATGAAGTTGAAGCAATACCGACACCTTGATAGTTTTTGGCAGGGTTAATTTGTTTACTTACTTCATTAACATATTGCGAAAAAGCGTATAAATTATCATATTGTCCTACTTGATCTTCGGTATACCTTAATTCAGGGCTAATAGTGCCAAGGACGGGTACACCTTTATACGCGGTATTTAATGTTTGGGTAATAGCGTCTTGTAAATTTTGAACTTTAAGCCAGTTACAAGTTAAATTAATATCTTCATTTGGAATATAGTTAGCGGCAGAAACGATTAAATCTAAGCTAGTTTGATTTCCTTGCCAATTTCCAAAGGCTTGAAAAATAGACCCGTCAATAACCAATCCTGCTTGTTTAGGCGTAGCGTATGGAAGTCCTTTAGACATACCAACATAAACTTTAATACCGCAATAATTTGTGCCAAAAGGGTTTAAATTAAATGCTTGTTGTAAATCAGCGAAATTAACCCCACTAATTTTTATGTACCCATTTTGAGTTGGTTGATGATACCAACCTTGAAATAAGTCTAAATCTACTTGTAAAGCCGCGCCATCAGCCCTGCCAGCCGAAGTTAAGCTAGTAAAGGTAATTGGCTTAAAACTTGCCGCGTTTTTACCGGGTAAAGGCACAGGTGGGGTAATAACGATTGTGTAATAGCGCATTTAAGGAGTGATTACAAAAGCGTTACTACTGGCTCTATAGACTAATTTAGAGGTTATGAAATAGCCATATATCAAATCAATATCAAAATCATCGGGTGAGCCTATCAAGGGGTTGGTAACAACCAAAGTCCCTGCGGTGTTATATATATTAATGTAATACCTTGGGGAGTACCTATTCCAAGTAATTATCGCGGTGTGTGGTTGTGTATCTAAAGTGCAATTAAATTGAAAATTAGCGTTAATAGCAGGACTAAATTGTATTGAGGTTGGCATTATATTGACCATCCTAATGCGGGATCATAAGTAGGGGAAATTAAAGAAGAATTTGTCCAGCTAGTAGATGAAGCTAATTGCTGGGTTGAATTTTCAAGTAAAGTTCCTAAAACCGATTGCGCGGCGCTGGCTGTAATTAAAGGTTGGGTAAAGTCCCATTGAAATGTGTATTGAACTTGCTTTTCTGAAGGGCTTGAAATATCCCTTAAAGACGTTAATAGGCAGTTTGTATAGGTAAATGCTGGGGTAATAACAGTAAAACTACCACCACTCAATATGTGCTGATCTAAAGTATATTTAAGCGCGCTTAGAATAGCTTGTTTTAATACATACCCGCCACCATTTTGTGCAGGGCAAATCATTTGTAAGCTAATCTTTAATGGTTGTTGAACAACCGCATTAGCCGCCGTTTGAAAACTGGCAAAAGGGTATTCCGCTATTTGCCATTCTTCTAAAGTACCGCCGGGTAATGGTCTGTATTGGGCAAAGAACTGCCCTCCTGTCCAACCGGGTAAATCTAAAATTTCAGTTACCGCGGTAATAGGAAGATACCCACCAATACCTTGTGCAATTCCGTTTTGCAGAATAATAGGCGAAACCTGATATGCCGCTTCAAAAACTGTTTTTCCTATTGAACTCATTAATTTCTCCCTGCGGGTAATGCTTGAGCCGTAGCAACGGCATTACCGCCAGTATTATTGTTAATTTGAACAATAACCCCTTGATTTTTAGCTAAATAGCCACTTGTTTCAACGGGGAGATGTTTTTTCCATTCTGCGCCATGTTCTTGAATATCTTGATTAAGGTAGCCTTCGCCCCAGTTATACGCCGCCAAAGCCTTTTCAGGGTCATTGTTGTAATAGCGCAGTAATCCTTTGATTTTTCGCGCCGCCGCGTCTGCGGATTGATTAAAATCTTGAATATCAGTAATACCAAATTCTTTGGCAGTTTTTGGTATAAATTGAAAATCGCCTTCAGCGCCTTTTTCAGATTTTCCTTTATTTTTACCTTTAGAACTTTCAGCGTCCCATACGCTACTTAAAACACCTGTTGGCAAACCATATTTTTCTTCTAAATCTAATAGCTGTAATTCTTTACTAGGGTCGGCAAACCATTTCTTTTGAGTTTCAGACATACTTCCATAGCTTTGCGCCGCAAACCCAAATTGCACTCGTTTATCATGTGCTAAATCGGCGTTTTTATCCCCCGGTAGTGCGCCTACTTTTCTTAATACATAAATCATTCCTTCTGCTAATTGACCTAAAGCATTAAAAAATTTAGCTACTTTTTCTTGAAATTCTCCTGAAGAAATACTATCTGCAAAATCTTTAACCGCGCGTTGAAAATCTTTACTGGCTAATAGATTAGATATGGTAGTCGTAATAG